AAGATATTCATTTACAAAAAGCGTATGATTTAAAAGATAAATCACAAATGGTACCAGGATTTTCAATGACAAGTAGAACACGCCCATTGGTTATATCTAAATTAGATACTTATATGAGAGAAAGAGGTCCAGTAGTTCGTTCTAAACGATTAATTGATGAACTTTTTGTTTTTATATGGAATGGTAGTAGAGCAGAAGCTCAACAAGGATATAATGATGATTTAGTAATATCATTTTCAACATCTTTGTGGGTAAGAGATACGGCACTTAAATTAAGACAACAAGGACTTGAATTAAACAGAAGAGCATTACAACTTACATCCAAAAACTCAGGTGTTTTTAAAACAACACCACAACGAGCAAAAGATGCTTGGAAAATAAAAACGGGTAGAGGGGATGAAGATATAAGTTGGTTACTATAAAATTTGGATATTAAAAATATTTTTTGTATATTTATAGATTGTAGTAGTATAAAAAGAAAAAAATTATGGCAGATACTTCATTATTCGGTAGATTAAAGAGATTATTCTCTACTCAGGTAGTAGTTAGGAGAGTAGGAAAAGATAAACTTAAAGTAGTTGATTCATCAAGATTACAAGCAGATGGTAATCGTAGAGGTTCAGCATACTATGATAGGTATGGAAGATTGCATGGTTCTAACTCAAGAAAGAATTGGCAAACATACAACGAAAGATTTAATTATCATTCGAACAAATTAGAATTATATACAGATTATGAGGCAATGGATAAAGATTCCATTATCTCATCTATCTTAGATATATACTCAGATGAGTGTACACTTAAAAATGATATGGGTGATGTAATTCGTATCAAATCATCTGATGAGAAATTAAAGAAAACATTACACAACTTATTCTACGATGTATTGAACATTGAGTTCAACTTATGGTCTTGGGTAAGAGGTATGAACAAATATGGTGATTACTATCTTTACTTAGATATTGATGATGAGTTAGGTGTTGTAAATGCACAACCATTATCGGCATATGAAACTCGTAGAGAAGAAGGATACGATTTAGATAATCCTTATTCAGTAAGATTTGAAATAGAAGAACAAAATACAAATGCTATTTCACAAAGAAACAATACTAAGTTCTTAGAATCGTTTCAGGTAGCTCACTTTAGATTACTTACAGATACAAACTTCCTTCCTTATGGTCGTTCACTATTAGAAGGAGCTAGAAAGACTTGGAAACAATTAACTCTTATGGAAGATGCAATGATGATTCATAGAATTATGAGAGCACCTGAAAAAAGAATCTTCAAAATTGATATTGGAAATATTCCACCTGCAGAAGTTGATAACTATATGAGTAACATTATTGACCAGATGAAGAAAGTTCCTTATATAGATGAACAAACGGGTGAGTACAATCTTAAATTCAATATGCAGAATATGTTAGAAGATTACTATCTACCTGTTAGAGGTGGACAAAGTGGTACTGAGATTGATTCCCTAAGTGGAATGGAATTCGGTGGTATTGATGATATTGAATATCTAAAGAATAGAATGTTAGCGGCACTTAAAGTTCCAAAAGCATTTATTGGATATGAAGAAGGTGTTGAAGGTAAAGCAACATTAGCACAAGAAGATATTAGATTCGCTCGTTCTGTAGAAAGAATCCAAAAGATTGTATTATCAGAATTAACTAAGATTGCAATTGTACATTTATATTCACAAGGATATACGGATGAAGAATTAGTAAACTTCGAATTAGAACTTACAACCCCATCTATTATTTACGAACAAGAAAAGGCAAACCTTTGGTCTGAAAAAGTAACATTAGTTTCAGATATGAAAGATTTGAAAATGGTATCACAAGAGTGGATGTACAAACATATATTCAATATGAGTGAAGATGAGTGGAAAGAAGAACAGTTTAAAGTAATCAATGACTTAAAGTTAGAATTCAGACACGAACAAATTACAACTGAAGGTAACGACCCAATTAAATCTGGTGAATCATTTGGTACTCCACATGATTTAGCCGCATTAACACAACAAGAAGGTGGTGATGATAGCGGGGGAGATAATCCTTTTGGTGAAAACAAAGGTGGAGCACCAGAGGGTGGATTTGATGGAGCTGGTAGACCTAAAAAAGCTGGTAACTATGGAACGGATGAAAACCCATTCGGTAGAGACCCGTTAGGTAACAAATCCATTAAGGTAAAAGCGGAAGCTTACAAAGCCAATTCAGTTATAAATAAAGAACACATTGATGCGTTAATAGGTACTATGAAAGTAAAGAGAAAAACTAAGAAAATTATATTAGAATCTCTATCTGAAGATACCTTAGAACCAAAAGAATCTTTATTAGATGAGAAAAATATACTGAATTCTGATAATTAAGATATTTATTAACAAATATATAGGTTACTCTACCAAAATTAGAGGTGATAAATGAAGAAACTAAAACATAGTAAGTACAAAAATACAGGTATATTATTTGAATTGTTGGTTAGACAGATTGCAACCGATACTTTAAATAATAAAGATTCATATGCTACTAGAATTATAAAAGAACATTTTAGTAAAAGTACTGAATTATCAAAAGAACTTAAATTATATAAGTTGTTTATTGATGAATCATTTGATTCCGACTACAAAGCCTCAGAGTTTGTAAATATAATACTAACCGAAAGAAAAAAATTAAACGAATCTGCTTTAAATAGACAGAAGTATAATTTAATTAAATCTATTAAGAAAAATTTTGTAATTGAAGATTTCTTTAAGTATAGAGTAAATAACTATAAAGAAAACGCTTCAATATATAAGTTGTTTGAACATACTACATCAGATAATCCAAAAGAATATGTTGAATGTAAATCAACACTATTAGAATCATTGACAGGTAAATCTCAAAATACAGATAAAGTTGTATCTACAATCAATGAAGATTACTCAAAACAACCAAAAGAAGTGAGATTACTTGCTTGGAAGATGTTAGTTGAAAACTTTAACAACAAATACACTACATTAACTGATAAACAACAAGATATTCTTAGAGAATACATTAACTCAGTTGATAATTCTGAAAAATTAAAGAAATTTGTAGTAAGAGAGTGTAATTCTTTATCAAAAAATATTAAAAACATCAACGTTACAGATACAGTTACTAAAATAAAAATAACAGAAGTGATTAAATTAATTAGTAAAGTAAAATCTTCTAAAGTAATTACAGAATCTCAGATTTTATCACTACTAAGATATACAGAACTTCATAATGAATTGAAAAGGGTATTCAAATGAAAAGCCTAATAAAAGAAATAGAAGAAAAGTTTGAAGAAATAGATGAAGCTAACGTAACTGCTAATTTAGATGGTGGTGAAGGGCCAATAAAAACTCCACATGCGTTCTCAAAGAGTAAAGATGAGGATGATTTGGATGATGACCACATTGAGGTGTTGGGATATAAAAAATCAAAGGAGAACAAAGTGAATACAAAAAAATTAGAATCTTTAGAACGTAAATTAGAAAATAAAATTAACGAAATCTCTTATAAAGAGTTTAAAAAAGATGAAAATCTAAAACAACATCAGAAGATTAATCATTCGATTAAAGAAATCAATAGTATGATGTTTAAGTTAGAGAGAATCGTTAATCAAAACGCTAAATTGAAAACTGAAGCTGGTGTTCATAACGGACAATATTGGAAATCTACACAAAAAAGATTTGGTAAGATTTCAGAACGTATGTTAAACGTTGCTAGAAAGATAAAAGAACTATCAGTATGATAGCTAAAAAGAAAATATTAAAAGAAGAACTTTCAAATAAGGATTTGGAAAATATTCGTCTACTTATAAGATATGAAGTAGCACAAATCATGTTTGATTTATATAGAAAACGTAAAGTTTGGGGAGCATAATGGGCAGATTACTTATAGATACAATTCCTTTTACTATGACTAAGAGGCAAATCAATGAATCATTGGAAGATAACAATGGTAGATTGATTGTTAATGGTGTCCTACAACGTGCTGAAGCAGAAAATCAAAATGGTAGAGTATATCCGAAAGGAATCTTAGAAAGAGAAGTAGAAAAGTACAAAGGTAGAGAAATTAAAGAAAATAGAGCGTTTGGTGAGTTAGACCATCCTGAATCTTCGGTAGTTGAACTAAAAAACACTTCACACATTATTAGAGAAGTGTATTGGAAGGGTGATGATGTAATGGGTAAGGTAGAAGTACTTAAAACTCCAGCAGGGAACATACTTAAAGAACTTTTAGAAGCAGGATGTACTGTTGGTATCTCATCAAGAGGTATGGGTTCTGTAAAAGAATCAAATAATGGTAAAACTGTAACTGTAGAAGATGATTTTGATTTAATTTGTTGGGATTTTGTTTCAAACCCATCAACACATGGTGCATTTATGAGACCAATGAACGAATCAGTAGTTGGGAAGGGTAAAACACCTTCATATAAGAAAATTAATACTTTAGTTAGAGATATCATCTGTGAAATTGATGGTGTTTGTGCTATTTAGGAGAAAATAATGAAATTAACAAATATAAAAAACTCACTTAACGAAATCTCAGCAATCGGTGGATTAAAGCAGGTTGTAAAAGGTAATACTGATAGAGTAGAAGGAATCAAACTATCAAAAGAAATGGCACAAGCTATGATTGATTGGTTTAACTCATCTCCTTATGGTAGAAAGTATCCAAATGCTAAAAAAGGTAGATTAAACCTATCATTAGGTATTATGGGACACTTTGGTTTAGATAGATATGCTAAACACAAAGGTGCACCAAAAGAATTAAAGTATATCAAAAGTTTAGCTAAGGCAATGAGAGATAATGTAAACGAATCTACACTACAATTAGATGAAGGTACTCGTTCTCAAGTAGGATTTATAGATAAGAGTGGAAAGATATTATCAGCATACGTTCACTTCGATGGATATCCATCAAATATGAAACCAGGTATTAAGAAACACATCAAAAATGAAAAAGATGTTATTAAACTAATTAAAAAGGGTGGAGCAAGAGGAATCTTTGATGATAAACCTATTGAGTATTATAATGAAAAGCCAAATCCAACTAAAGGTGATGCAAACGATATTAAAAAATATTTAAAAAATGCAGATAGTAAAGGTGGTGCTGAATTTGTTTACTTATACGATACTAGAGATAAGAAGTGGAAGATGGCAGATGTTAGGGCAAGTGAACTAAAAGGATTATATGAATCGGTAGTTAACGAAGCTAAGTACGATATTGGAATGGCTCGTAAAGGAAACGGATTGACTGTTTACAATAAAGCTGAAGAAGAAAACGGTGATTACAAAAATGTAGCTCACATTGATAACAAAGGTAAGATAAAGTATTACGATAAAAAAATACCATCTAAGATTAAGAAACAAATCGAAGCTGAGGCTAAGAAGATGATGGAAATAAAAATAGAGGAAACTATGAAACTAAAAGATATATTAAAAGAATCGTTTGAAAAAGGTAAAGTTTATTCAAACCCATTTCACACTCCATTCGTAAAAGAAAACGATGAAGAAAGACATGAAGAATCTTCAGAGATGACTAATGAACAAAAATCAGCTTTCTTAGAAGCGGTTAAATCATACAAAAAATTTGGTGAATCAATCTATAGAAAAGAAGGATTATCTAAAGTGTACGAATCAATCAGAGGATTAGTAGAAATCGCTGGTAAAAATATGGTTAAAGAAACTGAAGGTTCATTTGATGGAATCACAGTTGGTAGACACGTAAAGAGAATGAACGAATCATTCAAAGTATTTGAAAAAACTTTAAGAGAAGTTGGAACATTACAACAAAGGTTAGAAGCATCTTATGATGAAATTGGTGAAACGTTAGGAAAGTATTACGAAATCAATGAATTAGAAGAAGGTAATGAGTTCGGAGCCGCTAGAGCTAAAGCAATCGCAAATGGTGATAGTGAATTTTCTGTAGATGGTAAAACTTATCCTGTAAAATCAGTTGATAAAGATGATAAAGAAAATGCAAAAGATTTTGCTAATGAATCTAAATCAATGAGACTTACTTCTATGTTAAACGAATCATTCGGGTTTGGTGAACTTCCATCATCTAAACTAATGAAAATGAAAGTATCAGCTAAAGATATGATGGATTCAGTTAAAAACAAAACAACTAAGAAAATTGTTGAAGGTTACTCAACTGAAGAAAAAAGAATTGTACTATTAGCAGTTAGAAAACTAATGAAGTATAAGAACATTGATATCAACTTAGCAGCACAATATGTAGTAGGTGCCGCTGAAGAATTAAAAATGGATATCGATAAAGGTAGGGTAAAGAAATAATGGATTACTCAGATATATTACAAGACATTTCTGTTGATTTATCTTTTATGGTAAAGAAACATTTAAAAAATATTAAAAAATTAGATTCTAAAAAACAAAGAGCTTTTGGAAAACTATTTGCAGATATGAAAAATGGTGTTGATGATTTATCTGAAGGGGTTAACGAATCGGTAAATGAAGTAGATACTAAGAAGGCAAATTTACTTAGAACTAATATGCCAGGTTATGTTGGAACAAAGTTTGCAAAAAAAGCATCTGATGAAGATTTAATAAAAATGGCTGATTTGAAAACCCAAAAAGCTAAAATACATAATAAAGATATTGTACCATTGTTACAAGCTCAAGATAAACTTTATAAGAGTTACAAAATAAAATCCGTTAGAGGAATAGAAAAGTAATTTTACTAAAATATTTTTGATATTTATATACACCTAACCACAATAATGTGATAGGTGTATTTTTTTAAATAAGATATGCAAGAAAAACCAAAGAATTACAAACGAATTAGAAAAGAAGATATGGAAATACCAGGTAACTCATTAGCAGTTAAAGTTGTGAATGGTAACATTGAATTGGCTTTAAAAACATTTAAGAGAAAAATTAAAGATAGTGGTAAGATGGAAGAAGTAAAGGCTCGTAAAGAATACCTCAAACCATCAGCTATCAAACGTAAACAAAAGGCAGATGCCATTAGAGCTGAATATAGACGTAGACAGTTCGAAAATTAAATAGTAAACACTTTTTTAGTGTTTCCAATAATACTACACTATTTATTGTAGAAAAAATATCGTCTCCCAATAGACGATTAAATTTATTTTTATAAATAATATCTATTAAGATTCTCAATAATCTTATTTCCAAAAACAATTTAGGAGAACAATTATGGCAAATAGAAAAGATTTGTTATCTGAAGCTATTGCTGATGCTAAGGCCGTTAAAGAAACTGCCCTTGCAAATGCAAAACTTGCTTTAGAAGAAGCGTTCACCCCAAAACTACAATCAATGATTTCTGCGAAATTAGCTGAAGAAGCTGATGAGGAAGAAATAGAAGAAGGAGAATTAGATTCTTCAGATTTAGGTTCAGGCGATAATGCAGAACCATCTGATGATGCTAACGATTCATCTGATGTTGAAAACGATGAAACATTGAGTGAAGAAGAAGGTGAAGAGCACAACGAAGAAGAAGAAGTTAAAGAAGAAGAAGGTGAAGAACACAACGAAGAAGATGCACCTGCTGATGAAAACTATTCTGAAAACGAAGAAGAAGTATCTGAAGAAGAAGATGCACCTGCTGATGAAAACTATCATGAAGAAGAAGAAACTAACGAAGAAGAAGAAGAAGATGATTTAGATTTAGAATCTGTAATCGCTGAATTAGAAGCTGAGTTAGAAAATGAAGAAGAAGATGATATGGATGAAGAAGAAGATGCACCTGCTGATGAAAACTATCATGAAGAAGAAGAAGCTGTTGCTGAAGAAGATGATATGGATGAAGAAGAAGAAATCGATTTAGACGAAGTTATTAAAACTTTGAAAGAAATGGAAGATGATTCTGAAGAAGTATCTGAAGAAGAAGGCGAAGAGCACAACGAAGAAGAAAAAGTTGAAGAAGAAGAAAGTGAAGAATTAGAAGAAGCATATAGAACTATTGAAAGTTTACATAAAACTATCAACGAAGTTAATTTGTTAAACGCTAAACTACTTTACACTAACAAACTATTCAGAACTTTTGACTTAAACGAAAACCAAAAGGTAAAAGTTTTAGAAAACTTCGATAGAACTTCATCTGTAAGAGAAGTGAAATTAGTATTCTCAACTTTAGCTGAAAACTTAAACGTTGCTAAAAAGAAAAGAACTGTTGTAAAAGAAGGTTATGCTTCAAAACCAACAAAAAGTTCTGCACCGAAGAAAATAATTTCTGAGGGTAACGAAATGGCCGCTAGATGGAAAAAACTAGCTGGTTTAAAATAATTAATAAGATTAATAACGGAGAAAAAAAATGGATTTAAAAAACATTTTAAATGAAGGTTCTTCTCACACTGCAAGACTATCTGAAGCTACAAGAGCTTTAGCTGGTAAGTGGGAAAAGACCGGTCTTTTAGAAGGAATCGATAACGAAGTTGAAAAAGCTGGCGTTGCGACTCTTTTAGAAAACCAAGCAAGACAATTAGTAAAAGAAGCTTCTTCTACTGGTACTTCTGCAAATTCAGAAGAATGGGCTGGAGTAGCTCTACCATTGGTAAGAAGAATTTTTTCTGAAATCGTAGCAAAAGACTTTGTGTCAGTTCAACCAATGAACTTACCATCAGGTCTTGTATTTTACTTAGATTTCAAATACGGAACAGGTCAAACTGGTTTCGCAACAGGTAGTGGAAAAGATTCACAAGCTGATAGTGTATTCGGTGTAACTGATACTTCTTCAGACCCATCAGGTGGTTTGTATGGTGCAGGTAGATTTGGATATTCAATCAACGATGCAACATCTGCACTACAAACATTAAATGCATCAGCTGCGGCTGATAAATTCGTAACATCATCTGTATCTTTAGCAGACGTAAACTACGATACTCAATTTACATCATCTAATGGTGCATCAATCGTTAACGGAACTATCGTTAAAGTAGCAGTACCAAAAGCATCTATCCCAGGATACGATGATAAAGGTATTAGAGGATTTAGATTAGAAGGTTCTGAAATTACAGACCAATATCCACAGTTTACTGTAGAGAGCGGTGATGATATCGTATTTGTTGCTAAAACTTCAGGGTTTGCAACTGCAGGTAATGCTGATGAGTTAGTGGTAAAATATCACAAACAACCAACTGATACTTCAAGAGGTGATTTCGAAGCATCTGGAACTTCACTAAGTGGAAACCCAGAAGTAGATATCGACATTCCAGAATTGAATGTTGAGATGAAATCTCTACCAATCGTTGCTAAGACTAGAAAGTTGAAAGCACAATGGACTCCTGAATTCGCACAAGATTTAAATGCATATCACTCAATTGATGCTGAAGCTGAATTAACTTCAATGTTATCTGAGTATATCTCACAAGAAATTGATTTTGAGATTTTAGATATGTTAATCTCTGATGCTA